CTATGAATAAAGGTAAAAAAGGTATTTTTAATATGGTTAGGAATATCTCATCGTCAGTCCGTGAGAAAGCATTATCAACTGTTGCTGGTGTAGCGGACGCAGCTACTGGTGGTCAATTTGATTTTGATAAGAAAGGACTCTCTGAATCTGATAATAGATCACTTTTAGGAAAAGTCATTAATGCTGTGTTGCCACCACAATCAGGGCCAGGCGTTAATTCTTCATCAATCGCACCAGCGAATAAACCAAATACTTCACAGGCTATCATAAGACCAACTACAGCAACGATACCTTTTATTAAAACTGTCAAGAATCAATATCTATCTACAAATCCAAATACAAATAAATTACCACCCGAAATTGCTAGAATGATACAATAATGGCCGAATCACAGTTTAAAATTACCAAATGTCTTTTACGACCTACAGAGGGATCTTCTTTAGATGAAGATTATGATATCGTTCGTGGTAATCCAATCATTAATTATTTTGAGAGTATTGAAAGTCCATCAATCTCAATGACAA